TCTATGGCAGCTGTTTCTAGTAACACTAGACATAGCAGTAGCCCAAATGCTATAGCCCACGAACTCGCAAGCTCACCCCTACGGGGCTTGCGTTCAGGCTTTGAAAGCCTGCCGAAGGCTAGTAGCATACCAGCCTTGTCAAATTGCTTAAGCGTGCTGTCTCGAATAGTGAGACGCTTCTTCATGTGATTTATGCAACAATCTTTTTTACCCATAACCTTCACTCCACTCATGACCACATGCACAGCATAGGTGCAGGTAGTCTTTGTTATATTGTGTTGTTTGTGTGTTATACCCTAGGCACTCGGGGCATTGATCTTTGCGCATGCAGAACAGCTTAAACCTTCCATTTTCCAAGCCCCACATTTAATACATCTAACTGGCTCGACCATTTAACACCTTTATCAATTCTCCTAATGGCATTAGTGCTACATAGTCCTCAGCGTTCTCGCCTTGACCGTTCATGCGTAGCACTACTAGCCCTAATTTATCTGACTGCCTTAATTTTAACTGCCTTATGGCTGATAATGGGTCAAATCCCGTGCGAGCCTTGACTTCAATATCAAAGGGTATGCCGATCACATCTGAGCCTGTGCGCCCAGCCCCAGCGGATTCAGCGTACGGATACCATTGTTTAAGGTAATCAGCTACAACTTTCTGTGTTCGATACCCTCGGTGTTTTCTGTATTGGGTCACAACTGAATATAACCAAACATCTTTAATCTTTCTTGTAATAACCAACCACCCATTTTAAGGTTTTTTGCAGACACTAACTTTTGAACAACCTCAAACAGTTCGTCCTCAGATTCCTCAACAAACGCTAACCAGTTTTCTATTGTTGTCAGCTCATACTTGTCAATATAGTATTTAAGTTTCATTGAGGGTCTTTACTATGCCCGAAATCAACATGGTTAATAACTCCACAGCTTAGGCACTTTAGCAAATCGCCTTCATGCAACATGCGTGGTTCATTACATAGTTCGCAACAATCAGACAGGTTTACAAAGTCAGCTGTTACACCGTCATCAGTAAATACCAGTTTCATACGGTCAGGGTAGATCATCTCCATATCGCCCATTTATTTATCCTGTTCTCCGAATGACCACTTGCCATTAGCTGTTAGAGTTCCCCACTTAGGTTCGCATTGGTCAGCCTTTGACTTTTCTGTGCAAACAAAACCGTAATATGGTCTATTATTTTTAGCCGAAGTACCCTCACGCCTAATCATTTTGCCATGGGCGCACTCATAAGTAACATCAAGTACTTCACCGCCTAATGCAGCAGCAACATCCTCAACTTGCCATTGAGCAGGTTCAGCCTTGGCTTCGGGTGCAGTCCAAGGGTTGTTCTTTATGTCTGTTCTTAATGCCGTTTCAATAGCAGCAGACTTTGAACCTACCTTGCCATACATAGGTTTAATCGCTTCCATTTCACCACGGTTAGCCCGAGGTGCTTTAGCCCCGTCTTTCATAGTTGAATACTTCGGGTCACCTGTGTTAGTTATAGCTCTTGCATACGCTGAGGTTTCTGCTTTCTCAATAGCAAATTGTGTAGCCAATGATTCACCAGCTAATCCAGTTACCCAAGGCTCTTGGTCTGCCCAAGTGCGATACAGGTTAACCTCAACAAAGACAAACCCGTCAGTTTGTTCATGAAATGACTTCATGCGAAAGTCAGGGTTCTCTTTAGCAAACAGCTCTATTCTTTCCTCAGCTGTCATGTACTTATCTAAATCAAAATATGCCATAATCTATTTCGTCCAATCCTTGTGCGTAGGCTTGTTGTTGTTCAAGTGTCCAAGTAGTGCCGTCATGCCAGTTCTCCAAGTCGGTTCGACATGGCTGACAATAGTTGCGATATTTGCAGGTCGCTTTTCTGCTCGAGCTAATGCTCGTGAAAATCGCCATAACTTGACCTTTGAGGCTAGTTGCCCCATAACGGTTTTTACAGTAGTCACAGTAATTCTTAGTCCTGTTCAGTATTATCATGTAGCTCTGCCATTATTTTCCTATACACGCAGGCGTATCCGATAATATCTTTGAGACTGTCCTCGTGGTGTGGACTCTCGCTGAGGCGTGAAACCTTGACGAGCAACATACACATGGCAGCTTGCTCTGGACTAATGTAAGTGTCCAAGTAACCTGACCATAGTTCTGAGATTCGTCTGTGGTTTGTAGCTGCTGAGCCATAGTCTGAACCTCTTGACGCAACAATGCCACTAATCTCATTGAGCCACTCATCAGTTTTTTTCATAGTCAAATACCTCATCTGAGACAACTCGTTCGGTTGCCTTGGCTGAAGCATATCCATTGACCCACCCACGCTGCTTACCTATCAGGAAGCCTCTATCAAACCCAATGTAATATGCACAATAGGCGATACCAGCTGTGTAAAACAATATACTGACTGTAATCCATGTACTCATAATTTCCTTTCCGTTGACAGATTTTGCCAACACCGAAAGTATGATGATTTGTTCATGGTAAGTGTAGGAACTGACAGGCGTGTCCTATAACGCTTTTGTTACAAAACCCCTATTGAGTCGAAGTCGTCAATATGGTCATCAATGGTTCGATCAGGCTCTTTTCCCATAGACCTTACCTTCAAATATAAAACTTCCGTCATGGTTAATAGGGATTGTGACCACCGTCACACGATTGGCGTCTACATAGGCAACAGCGAATCCTGTTTGCCAGTTCGCATAACCCCTTGTATACGCCATACCGTTGCTAGAAAGATCGACTAAGTTTCCGACCTCTACCCCTTGTAAAACACGCCCTAGACGCCCATTGTGGGCTTCTGAAACCGACATGTGACCAAGCCTGTGCGTGTGCCCCGTCACGAGATTTTTTCCTATTCTGCGTGCACCATTTAAGGCTGTCTGCCCAGCATTGTTAGACATAGGGAAAGCGTCGCCATGAGCGACATGCCAACCTTTTGCCCAGTCAAATCCGTATGGGTGATACTTAATGTTGAGCTTGTCATATCCCATAAAGCGTTCATATTTGAGTTCGGGTAGGTTAAGAAAACTTGGGAGTCTTTTCTTGATTGATTTGTAGAGTCTGATTCCATGGTTGCTTCCTACTATGTCTGTTACTCCCAAGTAAGTTAATACCTCTTGGGTAAATACTCTGTCCTCATCTAAGTTGCCTACCATTTCATCAATGGTATTGGCATTGAAGCTGCCTAGCTGTGGCATGTCTATCTCATCACCAACACAGATTGTTTGGTGAGGTTGCCATTTGGCTAGAAACCTGCCTACATTTTTTACTGCTACTTCGTTAATAAATGGTGCTTGCAAATCACTTATGAACGCAATTTTCTTAATAGGTTAGTCCTCATCTTCATCGTCGTCTTGAAAAGGTGTAATGTCAGTATCAGCTGTAGTAGGAATTAACCACTCAGGCATACTGTTTTTATTATCCATTAGACCTAATGCAATTTCGACGGTAAAACCTGCCCTGCGTAATGCTCTAAAATACTCATTGAGCGCAATGGCGTGCATGTCAAGGGCAGTAGTCTCTAAACGAGCTACTGACTTCTTTCTGCGTGCAGGTTTCTTTTTGGCTGCCATGTTTTAATTGTCTCTCGATAGTAGGACAAATAGGTCATCAACACGCCCTTCAAGCCTGTTGATTTGATCTTTAATACTTGACCCACCATTGGGTCTAAGTTCATTTAACCAGCCTTTGACTAAGAACCTAAGTCCTATTGCGAAGCCAGTAAATACAGTTGTAATTGCGGCACAGATAGCGGCAATATCTACCGCTGTCATTACTCTTTAGAGCCTATGCCAAACTGCTTGTCGTCAGGATTTAATCCACGAAGGATAGGGCCGATAAAAGCCACCGCAAATGCCTTCCAAATGTCTGAAGGTGAAGCGTCAGGTGCAGCTACATAGATTGTAAGTAAACATACAAACGCTGATCTTGCATAGCTGTTAAGTATTGTCCAGTATTGGGTTTTCATATTTTGCCCCCTAGTAGTGGTATGTCAAAAAAGGTACTGTCTTGATCTGTTTTGCCTTTTCTAAAACTAATATGTATATGAGAATTATGAGGATTAAAGCCACGATATTTTCTCCATGACCAGTTAAGTATTGGTGAAGCGATCTTGCCCAAATGGATTACATAAGATATGCGTCCATGATTTTTCCCGTAGAGTCTAAGTTGATCTGCCAAATATGCTGAATCCCCTCGGTTGTCAGAAAGGCGAGCGTCAATGTCAACTGCTCTAACCACACCAGTCTTTGCCTCTGGTATATGGTCGGACTTACCTGCCTGTTGATGGCGCAGATCAGCCACCCACCCGTCACTCCGCCTGCTACGACTTGGGTAAAAATCATCTATTTGTTCACGCAGCTGTACTGCGGATTTGGACAGCCACGGCTTCATTAGGAAAGTAGTAAAGCAGCTTCCTCAGCTGTGATACCCAACTTGTTTAATAGTTCAGCCTTAGCCGCAATACTTGAATTAGCCTTTGCAGGCAAATCATCAATTTCTTTTTGAATTGCTGCTTTTGTTGGTTTTGTACCCTCAGATAACCAAATTAAATCATCGTAGTTATCGCCATTTAAAGTCCATTCAGCCTGTGGGGCTAAATTTTTTAATGCAGTAATTATTGAATTGTGTTCCATTACGCACCAATTTCTAGTAGAACGATTGAACAAACTTGACTATCGTTTGCAGCGGTTGTTGTCGTGCTTGCATTACCTGATTTAATTTGAGTTTTGTATGTAGTAGCTGAAGTTGTTGCTGGGCTGTCTAAATAAGTAAAAGCAGCAGACATACTTCCATGACCACTATATTGAGTTCTTTCTTTAACAGAGGTTAATGCCGTAGAGGTTCTCACTAATTGAAGAAAACCAATATAATCTCCACCTGAGTAGCCCTCAATACCCATAGCGGTGCTTACAAGTACAAGCACCTTTGAACTGGCTGCTGAAGGTGTAATTGAGGCAGTCAAACCTGTATCTGAGTATGAAGTAGAAGTTGTTGAGGTAGAAGTTGAGTATGTTGCAGATACAACCTGTAAAACTTTACCGCCACCGCCACCAGCGGCAGCCCATTCTAATCCACCTGTCGCAGCTGAATTACGGGTTAAAACAAAACCATTTGTTTTGGCTGTTGGGTCAATGTAGTTCAGCGTGGCTGAAAGGTCGTTCATATTTACTGCGGATAGAACATCACCCGTAGCATAATTTGCTTTTACTGGAAATCCTGCTGCCATTGTATTACTCCTTAGTATCCTAGTATATCATCACCGAGGACGCCATAGGTGGTGTTCCCGATCAAAAACCCATCAGTTATAGGTTCCAAAGTGGTAAATGTACCTAACCAGCGATTAGGGGTTATATCCCAGCTAATGCCTTGCACCTGTAAGTTCTTGGTTATTGTAGAACCGTCAGGCTGTATGTTAGATATATCAACATTAGTAAAGTAGTCCATTGCTAGAACTGTGCCAGTAGGTACAGCTGGGTCAAGCAGGTCTAAAGTCATTGCGTCAATTCTGATAGTGGTATCTGATCTAGTAGCGACATAAATTCGGGCTATGTTGTTAGCGTCTGTGTCTGTTTGCACAACTAAATCATTGTAGTTAACGCTATGAGGAAAGAAGGTGGCAACGCTGCCTGCGTCCTCAGCAAACTGAGCTGTGCCACCAATACGGGTAATAGTCGCTTGGTTAATGATTAGCTTGTCATCAAATGCAAATTGCAAATTCTTGTAAGGTATATCGCCTGTCTGATTGAACTCAATAGGTGTGCCACCAGCTGAAGCAACTACTGTGTTACGGTTCTTAAATACGGCTTGACCTTCAGCGTCCATATAGAAAGCACCCTGCTCGCTAAACTCTGCATTGATAATAGCGTTTAAGGCTGTGCGTGTTGTTGCTGGGTCTGCCTGACATAATGAGTCGCCTGT